CCACAAGTTTTTACACAATAGGTAAATAATCCGAGGAAGGAAACAGCATGATACAGGAAACACTTCAGGAGTGGCTTGATACTCTTAGTATGACTATTGAACAGAAAGTAATCGCAGGAATGGCAGTACGTCTAGCGGCTTCCTTCGACGAAACCGGTCACACCTCGACAGCAGCGGAGCTCCGCAAAACAATCTTGGAATTACAGTCCCAGCTAAACGCAAACAGGCATGACATAGATCCACTAGAGAAGTTACTTACCCGGTAATGCTTCAGCTTCCAGTTACCTACACGCAACCGCTATCTGAGGACTTCATTACAGATGGGGACTTGCTTATAGAACTGGCAGACATAGCCTGGAAGTCTCCGGAGAATCCAGAAGGGCTAGAACTAGATGAGTGGCAGCGGTGGTTATTGCGACACCTTCTAGAAAGATACCCGGGTAATCACCCAAACCCAGATTTAGCTGGCAGACTAAGATACAGGCAAGCGGTGGTATCACTCGGTAGGCAGAATGGAAAAAGCCTACTTGCAGCTATCTTGGGGCTTTACGGACTTCTGGTTCATCAGAGATCAGGGGCACAGGTGCTATCGCTTGCCAGCTCCTCAGACCAAGCGCGCATTATTTACTCGCGTGTACTCTTTGTAATCCAGAACAACCCCTTCTTGTCTAAGCGGTTCAAGAAAGCCACAGAGCAGCGCGGAATCTTAACAGCAGACGGCACAGGGCGTTATGACGTAAAAGCGGCTAAAGAATCAGCCCTTCAGGGAATCCCTATTTCGCTTTGTTTATTTGACGAACTCCACCTGGCTAAAGAGGGAATGTGGAGCGCCGCGGTTCTGGGTACTTCTCAGCGCAGAGACGGCATGGTATTAGGCATAACTACAGCAGGAGACCAAAACTCAGAAACCCTTATCGAGCTCTACAAGTCCGGGAAGAAAGCAGCAGCTGGAGATACAGAGCTAGAGCGCTTTGGGTTCTTTCTTTGGGAAGCTCCAGAGAACGCTCCGGTCACAGACCCAGATGCTATCTTCGCGGCTAATCCCTCAGTTGCCGCCGGGCGAATCCCACTAGAACAGGTTATTAGCGACCTCAAGACTCTTCCAGAACATGAAGCCAGGCGCTACAGGCTCAACCAATTCATTAGCGGAACTGCCGAGAGCTGGTTAGCCGGAGATCTATTCAGAAAGGCAGCAGGCAGCGGTGTCGAGGATAAGGTAGGCGCTGTGTTCGCTCTTGATAGAACTCTCTCTTGGACTCACGCCACTATCGCGGTTGCAAACGAAAAAGACGGCAAGCAACAGACGGAGCTAGTCCAGACGTTTGTAAACCCTAATCAGAATCAGCTATTCGACAGAATGATAGAGCTGAATGATAAGTATTCACCCAGGGCAATTGTGGTAGATGACAGAATGTTCCCCGGCTTAGGTCACAGAATGAAGCAGGTTGGAATCCCTACTTGGAAGCTCTTTGCTTCGGAAGTTGCAGCAGCTTGCTCACTCACTCACGCGCTATTCTCGACAGACAAAGTTAGACACAATAATGACCCGTTACTGATCGTGCAGAATCCTAATGGCGTAGTCAAGTATCTGGGAGATCGCTGGTTTATTGCCAGGAAAGAATCCTACGGTGAAGTAGACGCACTCATGGCAACTATTTTCGCAACTTATGTAAGTGAAAGAGCACAACACGCCCAAATTGGTGTATTCTAAATTACACTAATGTAATTAGGATAGGTGCATGGCAACACTATGGCAAAGACTGACAGGCGCGCCTTCAGAAAAGCGAGCAGCGCAACCTACGATACCTACTAGGTCAGACGCTACTGTTACAGCGGACACCGCGCTAACTCTTACGGCTGTCTACAGGTCAATACAGATAATTGCTACTCCAATTTCTAAAATGCCTATTGAGACTTATCGTTACGCAACCGGCATGGATTTCAGAGTTGAGAATCCTGTCTTAGTAAATAAGCCAGACATCAACAGCAACAGGCGCGACTTCCTATTTCAGACAGTTACCTCACTGGCACTAGAGGGTAATGCCTTCTGGCACAAGAGCTTTGGGTCAAACGGGCAAGTAAACAATCTAACCCTGTTACCTGCTTCTGCTGTATCCGTAGCCTATGTAAACGATCAGGACTTGAATCAGGGAGTTTACTACAGCTATCAAGGTGTTACCTACAGAAGAAACGAAATGGAGCACATAAGGCTCTTTACAAAGACAGGCAACCTTAGAGGCATTAGCCCTATTGAGTCTTGCAGGAAAGACATCTCAGCAGCCCTAGACCTACGCGACTACGCGAAGAACTGGTTCAACCAAGCAGGTGTACCTACAGGTATCCTCAAGACCGGGCAGCAGGTAAACGCCGAGCAAGCCGATACGATTACTAACAACTGGCACAATAAGCAGCAGAACAGACAGATCGCAGTTCTAGGTAACGGCTTCGACTATCAGGCTATCTCGCTCTCTCCCCGTGAGGCACTATTCACAGACACAGTAGAGCAGAGTACAGTAAACATAGCTCGACTATTCGGTATTCCAGCGCGGCTACTTCTCTCGACAGTTCCAGGCGGCTCAGACACCTATTCAAACCTGCTAGATGAAAATGCTGTCTTTTTCAGGCACACTCTTATGGGCTATACAGACGCTATTACAGATGCGCTAAGCAACTGCCTGCCTAGAGGCACTCGAGTCGAATTTGACTATCAGCACCTATTCCGGGCAGATGTTGCTACACGCTATAACTACTATTCAACCGCTATCGCCGCAGGTATCCTAACTGCTGAAGAAGTAAGACAAAGAGAGGGCTTAGATGTCTGAAATTGAAATTAGAGAAGCAGCGCTATCACTAGATGCTGTCGAGGAAAGAACAATTACCGGGTTAGCTGTTCCCTATAATCAGGAGGCTTCTATCGGTGGCGGTATTCAGGAGCGCTTCGCGCCGGGCGCTATTGACTCAGTCGAAGATGTCAAGTTGTTCTACGGTCACGAAGAGCCAATCGGCAAAGTTATCTCAGGCAGAGAAACAGATGCAGGCTACGAGATCACAGCCAAAGTAAGCCAGACCTCTAGGGGCGATGAAGTTTTGACTCTTATGCGCGACGGCGCACTAAATAAATTCTCAGTAGGGTTCATGCCTATCGAACATGATAGAGATGGCTCGCTGATAACTCGGACACTCATAGACCTAAAAGAGGTTTCTGTCGTGCCGTTTCCGGCTTTCGCTGGTGCAAACATAACCGAGGTTAGAGAAGATCAACAAGATGTTGAAGCCCTCGAAACCCAAACAGAAGAAAGAGACTTAATGTCAGAGAACATAGAACTAGAAGTCCGTTCTGTTCAAGATGAGGTTGCTGAATTGCGCCGAGTCGTTGAAGCAGGACTAACTATTGAAACACCTAAAGTAATCGGCTCAGAGATTCGCTCTCAGGGCGAGTTTGCTAAGAAACTACTAGACGGCGATGCAGAGGCTATTGAGCTTGCTCGCGCAGCTTCGACTACTGCTAACACAGTAACAACCGCTGCTTTTGTCGGTCAGATCAACAACCTAATCAACGACAACCGCCCGGCTCTATCAGCCTTCTCGCGCGCAGCGCTTCCAGGCTCAGGCTTGAGTGTTGAGTATGCTTCTGTAACTGCTAACACTATTGCAGTCGGAGAACAAGACCCAGAGAATGAAGCCCTGTCATTCGGTAACTTGACTATTGCTAACACCTCAGCAGCAGTCAAGACCTATGGAGGCTACACAAGCTTCTCGAAGCAGACCATCGAGCGTTCGACAGTTGATTACCTAAATACCGTATTCCAGGCGCTAACTATTGCTTATGCAAACGCTTCTAACACTGCTTTCGTTGCTCACGTTGAGGGACTTAGCTACACCGGCAAGGTCTTCGACGTATCTGCTGGAACTGTATCGGCTCTAATCGGTGGTATCACTGACGGCGCTACTTACATCTTCGAGAACACCGGACTTCGCCCAGAGGCTATTGTTGCCTCTCCAGAGGCTTACAAGTTCTTGATGACTGTAGTTGGCACTGACGGTCGCCCAGTAGTTCTACAAGACGGTCAGGGCTTCAACAACATTGGAACCGCTAACCTTCCTGGACTATCAGGCAGACTACTTGGCTTGCCACTGATTGTAGATCCAGCGATGACCGCTAACAAGGTCTACATGGCAAACAGCCAGGCTATCCAGTCCTTCGAGTCTCCGGGCGCTCCTGTTCGTTTGACAGACGGTGACATTACGACCCTTACAGATTCTGTGAGCGTTTACGGATACATGGCGATTACTACACCATTCGCCAGTGCAATCGTTGAGCTAGACATCGTAGACTAAGGAATCTAAATGACAACAGTAGTCACGCTGGCAGAACTTCAAGCCTATGTAGGGACAGATGAAACAGGCACTTTTATAGAGTCCTGTCTAAGTGCTGGAACTGCTCAGGTTGCGAACTATGTTGGCGTGATTACTGCTGTCCCAGATGAGATTCACAGGCAGGCTACGCTTATCTGTTCCTCAGAGCTATTCCACAGGCGTTCAGCGCCTAATGGAGTGGCACAGTTTGCAAGTATGGACGGAACAGCTATTAGGGTTGCAAAAGACCCTATGGGCGCTGTCTATCCGCTGCTGAATCCCTATGTTGGCTATGCAATATGAGTAACGAAATAACAATCTCTAAGGCAGAGTTCAAGCTCGATTTAGAGGCAGCCAGCATTAGGGTTTTAGATTATGTTCCTGAGCGCATAACGCCGCCGATAGTAATAATAAACGCCGCCTCTCCCTATCTAACACCTAGCACTCTAGGCACTCAGTACGATCTAAATCTAGAGCTAGTGGTCATAGCTTCTACTGCTACTAATAAAAAGGCTACAGAGAATCTAGATCAGGCAATACACGATGTTCTAAATGCTATGCCGCGATACGCTCGAGTGATTCGAGTAAACGAACCCTACAACTTACAAACAAATAACGCTGAATACCTATCGGCTAATATCTCAGTCGAGCTAGAAATAACTATTTAGAAAGGTCATCAAATGACTAACACAAGAATTGTCGCAGAGAACATCAAGTTCCTTATTGCAGATGTCGAATATGCCTGCGCTGTAAACATGGTAGAGCTAACCCTGGGAGATGCTCCTGGAGATGTTCAAACCTTCTGCGAACAGCGCGTAGGCGGAGAGTGGGCTCTAGGTCTAGAAGGTGTTACCTCCGGTGATCCAGGTTCTCTTTACAGACTTCTGTGGGCTAACTTTGGAACTACTGCAACTTTCGTAATTGCTCCTAATGGTAATGCTGAAGCTTCCACATCAGAACCTCACTACTCAGGAGTGGTCAAGTTCAACGAACTCCCACCGCTAACCCTAAACAGTAACGAGACTTCAACCTTCTCAGTTACCCTTAGAGTTGTAACTACACCTAATGATGCAGATAGCTCCGAGTTCTATGGGGTTACAGTAGTAACTGCCTAATTATGGCTGTTGAACCGGGAATAAAGGTCACTAACCTCAGGGAGATAAACCGCGCTCTAAAGAACGTGGGGGCTCCTAAAGAAGAAATCAAGAAGGCAGGGCAGGAGTCCGGTCAGCTGGTTGTAAATGAGGCACGTAATCTAGTCCCGGTTCGCACAGGCGCGCTTAGGGATAGTATCAGAATAGGTGCTACTGCTTCTAGCAAGATCACTATTAGAGCCGGCAATAACAGAAGCGGTAAATCTGGAGTACCTTATGCTAACCCTATCCATTGGGGCTGGTATAAAAGACACATAGCGCCGCAGCCTTTCTTTGTCAAAGCCCTGGGTTACACTAGAGAAGAAATCTATGACACGTATTTCAAGCAACTAGAAGAACTAATTACTAAAGAATATGAACGCACAGGAAAGATATAAATAAGATGATGAACTTCGACGAAATGACACTAGGGCAAGTAGAAGAAATAGAACTACTAGTAGGTCGCAGCATAGATGAAATCTTCTCAGACGGACAGCCAAAAGGCAGGGCTCTTAGAGTTCTTTACTATGTAGCTATGAAGCAGGAAAATCCAGACTACAAATTCGAAGACACCGAGAAGGTTTCTCAGAAGCAAGCGCTAGAGCTACTTGGAGCGACAGACCCAAAAGGAAAAAAGTAGCTGAAGATCATGCTAAGAAAATGGCAGAGTTCGTCATAGCTACAGGTGTTAGCCCTAGTGAGTATAGAAAGCTTACAGGGACAGAATACTCAGCTTTTGCAACTGAGGTACATAGGAGAGCAAAATGAGCTTAGTGCTAAATGTAGAGATACTTGGCGAGTATAAAAATCTTGCTAAGGCTACCAAAGGCGCTGAAGGAAGCTTTAAAGACTTAGGCGAAAAGTTCAAGAAAATCGGTGCCAACATTGGCAAAGTTGTGGGAGCTATTGGTATCGGGCTAGGAGTACTAGCAGTAACTGAAATTAAGAAAGCCATAGATGCGACTAGCGATCTCTCAGAGGCAACTAATGCTGTAGACGTATCTTTTGGAGATGCAGCAGAAGGCATTCTAGAGCTAGGTGAAAATGCCGCCAGGGGACTAGGGCTATCTAAGACAGAACTATTCAACATAGCCACTCAGTTCTCAAGCTTCGCGGAAACTATCGCCGGAGACGGTGGAGACGTAGTAACAGTAGTAGACGAGCTATCTCAGCGAGGAGCAGACTTCGCCTCAGTATTCAACTTAGATGTCGCAGATGCCCTAAATAAATTTCAGTCTGGTCTAGCAGGCCAATCAGAACCGCTAAGAAATTACGGTATCGACCTAAGCGCGGCAACAGTATTGCAGCACGCTTTAGAGACAGGAATCACAGACGGCACGACCGAAATGACCGAGGCAGAGAAGGTCACTGCTCGCTACTCAAGTCTAATGGAGCAGACTTCAGGCGTAACCGGAGACTTTGCAAACACCTCAGACGGCTTAGCTAACCAGCAGCGAATACTAAAGGCAGAGATAGAGAACACTCGCGCAGAGATAGGCGAGAAGTTTATGCCTATTATGCAGACCATTCAAGAATTTATTCTCGATACAGTTATCCCGGCGTTCCAAGACTTCTGGGCTTCTATAATCGACCCCAGCGGTGAGGCACAAACTCAAATAAGCTCTATCGGTGATTCTATGAGCAAGTTCGCAGAGACTTTTGGGGTAGCCTCAAATGACATAACATCAGATCAGGTTTTCAACTGGCTAGGTGACAGCATTATAAGCGTTATGAGAATGCTCACACATCTCAGCGTGTTTACCCAGGAAACTTTCGGGGCTATCGGTCAGATGTTTAACGCCACTCCTTTTCTAAGTAACCCTGCTGCATACTTCTCAGACATGGCAGCGGCTACAGCAAGATTCTCAGGCGCTATGGGTAAAGCTAACGCAGCAGCAGCAGCTATCTCTTTCGCGCCTGATGTTACTTCGGGCAGGGGTAATGAACAGAGGCTAGAAAACTCACAGCCGAGGCAACGTTTCGACCAGTTCGGCAAGCCTATTTCGCAGACTAAAGCGTTCAAAGGCTCAGGCAGCGACGTAGGTACTACTATAAACGTAAATATCAATCGTGCCAGGGTAGATGCTCAGAGCCTTATCAGCGACATAAACAGCCAGCTAAGAGTGCAAGGAAGTTCGAGACTTCTAAGGTGACTATTATACCGGCGTTTGATATCTCGACTGATCTCAACGTGGAGTTCTTCCTACCGGACACTTCAGACAATGCCTTTATTATCGGCATTAGCACACTAGGTAGCTCAGCAGTTCTTACTAGCGGTAACCTATTTATTATTGATGATAGCTTGCTAGGCGGTACTAACGTACTAGGCGGCGGCAGTGAGCAGGCCTTTACTTGGCAGGATTTATCTTGCACAGTCAGTAATGCACTAATAGAAAACGGTGGAGCGATACAGGATCAGCTTTACTTCCAGCCAGAGCCGGCAGCGGCCCGGGTAACCCTACAGAGCTATAACTATGATCCTTCTGTGAACAGC